GCCTGACATGGCTCGGTACTTGATCAACGCTGCGCTCTGAGCATCGTCGGGGCCGCTGGTAAATCAGCGGCCCCGCCTGTTGACACTTGACAGTCAAGCCGGTAAGGTTGACAGCATGGACAACGAGAGCACGATCAACGCACAGCCGACCGCACCGGCCCAGCTGAACGAACAGACCGCCGGGCGAGAGATCCGGGAGCACACCGGCTCGACCGTGGTGGCCCTTCTCGAGAAGGTCTGGACCCGGATCCGCGAGGATCACCCCGAGCTGCCCGAGGTCGTCATCACGACCGGCTCCGGGGAGGGAGCGAAGTGGGGCCACTTCCGGCCGGAGAGCTGGAAACTGCGCGTCGAGGAAGGCGCGGCCGTCAGCACCACCCCCGGCCGCCGTCACGAACTGTTCCTCGCCAGCGAGGCACTGGCCAAGGGGCCGCACCAGGTGCTCCAGACCTTGCTCCACGAAGCGGCGCACACGCTGAGCCGGGTCCGCGAGGTCAAGGACACCAGCCGCCAGGGGCGTTGGCACAACGCCCAGTTCCGCAAGGCGGCCGAAGAGATGGGCCTGGAGCACCGCGCGGCCACGGCGGACAAGACGCTCGGGTTCTCGTTCGTGACGGTCACCCAGGCGACCAAGGACCGGTACGCCGACCTGCTGGCCGAGCTGGAGCGCGAGATCGGTTTGACCGGTCTGCTCCCCTCCTGGCTCGGTGGCAGCGGGGACGAGGACGACCGGGGCGGCGAGCGGATCACCAAGCCTAAGGGCGAGGACGAGGACGGCGAGACCAAGCCGAAGAGTGGCAACGTCAAGACCACGTGCAAGTGCGAGGAACCGAACATTATCCGCATGAGCAAGAAGGTGCTGGAGATGCGGGTGGTCCGGTGCGACGACTGTGAGCACCTGTTCGCCGAGCGTGACTGACCTCCCCGGGGCCGCCGGGTTCCTGGCGGCCCCGCCTGTTGACACTTCGCAGCAATGACGGTAATGTAAGAGACAGTGGGAAAGGTTCCCACCTAGGGGAGGAGAACGATGGGTAGCGAGATCAAGGATTACCAGGAACTGCTGGCCCAGGCCGACGATCTGGACGCGGTCAAGGCGGCTCTCGTCCGGGAGTCGGTGATCCGGGAGACGATGGCCGAGAGCCAGGAGTCACGCGAGGTCGTCGAGTTGATGGTCGACTCGTTCGACTCGATGAACCAGGAGTCGGTGCTCGAGCTGACCGACGGGCAGCCGACCACGCTGCGCGCCGCGCTGAGCAAGTACATCGACGACCTGGAGCAGGACATCGAGGCGGGTGACGCACTCGGACCGGTGTCCATCGCCGGTGACCTGCACGCGATTCTCCAGTACCCGTACAGCCGGGACGAGGAGATCCTCGAGCTGCACGCGGGCAACCACCTGCTGGAGTTGGAGATCGAGGACCACCCGGATTACGGCCGGGACCAGGTGGTCAAGATCGGCGGGCACGTCGTGGCCCGGCTCGACTGGGAGCGCGCGGGATCCGGCGGCGTGGCTATGGGGGAGGAGATCGCCCGAGCCGTTCACGCGGCCGTCAGGGCTCGCATCGTCCCCGACCGGGACCACTACGTCGGTCTGAGCAGTTCGGACCGTAGGTCGCTGCTGAGCTGGCTGGAGAACCCGCACGGCACATGGACGCCGGACAGCCCGTCGAGGTTCAGCATCAGTGAGTTCCAGAAGACCGGCCTGATCGTCCGCACGTGGCCGTACGCCTGGGCTCGGAAGGCGGACGTCTGATGCCGCGCTGGGTTGTCGTCCTGCTGGTCGCCGTCACGGCGCTCTGGCTGCTCTCGGATCCCTCCGGCCTGGCCGCGTTCCTCAAGGGGATCGCGGACAGCCTGATCAAGTTCACCCAGGAACTGAGCTGACCTCCCCGGTTGCATACTTTGCAGTCGTCACGGTAAGGTATTGATGCGGCACCGGGGCGACCCGGTGCCGCGCACCTCAGAGCAGAAAGGTTCCCGATGCGGATCCAGGCCACGATCATCGAGTTGACGGACGAACAGTGGAGCCAGTTCCACGAAGTCCTGAAGACCGAGTACCAGTTCCACGAGGGTGACAGCCGCGTCTGTCTCACGCTGATCCACGGGAACGAGGAACGACACCTCGAACTGCCGCTCGCGGCGTTCGGGCCGCTGATGAACAATCGTGGCGTGGGCGAGGCGCTGCACGCGGCTTTCGGCCCGTTCCGTGAAGCTATGAAGAACCTGCGGCGCCCCGTTCTGCCGAGCCCGAACCAGGTCCGCAACCTCAGCGCCAAAGAGGCCGTCGACCTGGCGGCCGAGCTGAACGAGGATCTCGACGAGAACCAGCGTCGATCCAAGCTGGAGTCCGAGTGGGAGCGAGTGGATCCGGAAGGCGTTGCCGCGCTGCGAGAGTCGGCCGCCAGGTTGTGCGACCACGGATCGCCGGTGGTCAAGAAGACCCCGAGCCTGTTCCACGACGAGCAGCCGGTGTATACCCACGCGGACGGCTGCCAGAGCTACGGACCGTACGCCGGATGAAGGCCACCGGGCTCGACCTCAGCATGACGGCCACCGGCCTGGCCTACGGCGAGGGGCCGGTCTACACCCACACGGTGAAGACGACCGGCACCAAGGACGGACGCTTGGCCGTTATCAAGAACCAGGTGGTCAGCCGCGCCGAGGGCTCCGCCCTGGTGCTGATCGAGGGGTTCCTCAACAAATCGTTCTCGGCCGGGATCACGGGCATGGTGCACGGCGCCGTCCGGACCGGCCTGATCGAGGCGGGGATCCCGTACGCCACCTTCCCCCCGACCAGCCTCAAGAAGTACGCCACGGGGAGCGGCACGGCCGACAAGACCGCCATGGCGCTGGCCGCGTTCAAGCGCGGCGGCGTCGAGTTCAAGGACGACAACCAGTGTGACGCCTGGTGGCTCTGGGTCGCATGCATGGATTTCCTGGAGTCGCCGGTGTTCTCGCTTCCCGCCACGCAGCGCGACCAGCTAACCAAGATCAAGATGGAGGGATGATGGCTACCAAGCAGAGCCAGACCGAGCTGATCGAGGAGTTGAACGACCTCTTGGACTCCGTGAGCGAGTTCGTTCGACCGGCGAGCTGGGGGCCGCCGATTTGCATGTTGGACGACTGCGGTTGTTCTGGAGAGGAGCACGAGTGACCACCGTTGAGCAGTACCTGACCCAGTCGGGCGGACGCCGGGCCTGCCCGCACCCTCAACACCGGTTCGCCCAGGTGCCCAAGAGCCCGGCCCGGGTGATCCTCCCCGAGTGCGCCGGTCGCGCACCCTGGCTCGCCGCCCGCAAGGAAGGCATCGGCGGATCCGAGGTCGCCGCGCTGGTCGGCATCTCGGAGTACGAGACGTCGTGGTCGATCTTTAACAAGAAGGTTCGGACCGAGCCGGACGTCGAGCTGACCGGAGCCCCGATCGAGTGGGGGCACCGGCTCGAGGACGTGGTCGCCCAGAAGACCGCCGACGAGATCGGCCTGGTGTCGCGGTTCGGTGGCGGGCTCTGGGCCAACCCGGACAAGCCGTTCCTGCGAGTCACGCCGGACCGGTTCGCCACCAAGGCCAAGTCCTGGAAAGCGACCGCGCTGATCGAGTGCAAGACCGCCGGGGACGATGAGCACTGGGCGTCCGGCAGCATCCACCCGGGCCGGATGGGGACCGGCTCGGCGCCGCTCAGCTACCAGGCTCAATGCCAGTGGCAGATGGGCATCATCGGGCTCCCCGTCGCGTACCTGGGCTGCCTGGTGCTCGGCCGGGAGCGGTCGTTCTTCACGGTCGAGATCCACTTCGACAAGGACTGGTTCGCCGAGTTGGCGGCCGAGGCCGAGCGATTCTGGATCGAGAACGTGCTCCCCCAGGAGGCGCCGATGCACGATCTCCGGCACCCCAAGACGGAGGAGTTGCTCAAGCAGGCGAGCCCGATCGTGGTCAAGCCGAGCGTCGAGCTGCCCGCTGACTCGGTCGAATGGCTGAAGGACTACGAGAGGGCCAAGGCCGCGCTCAAGGCGGCTGAGGCCGATGTCGACTCGATCAAGAACTACTTCCGGATGATGACCGGCGACGCCGGGGCGGGCTACCTCGGGGAGCGCAAGATCGTCGGCTACCCGGCCGTCAGCTCGACCCGGGTCAATGTCGAGAAGCTGAAGACCGAGTACCCGGAGATCGCCGAGAAGGTGACCGAGCGGTCGTCCTACCGGCGGCTGACGATCTCGGTCCCCAAGGAATACAAGGCGGGTGCGTGATGCCAGTCTGGCAGCACACCGACGAGGACGGCGATCAGGTCCGCTTGGTCGAGACCAATCACCACGGGCTGTACAGCCTGGTGGTCAACGAGGGTGATACGCACGCGGTGGTCAACGTCGATGAGGACGCTTTGTTCCGGCTCCGCGACGTGATCGAGAAGATCTCCACATCTTGACAGTGAATCGTCAAGGTTGCTACATTGTAGGTTTGACGGTAAGGTAGTACCTAGCAAGGCGGTTCGGACCCCCGGCCGCCGAGCTACTCAGGCCGGTTTCGCGGTCGACCTGGGAAAACTGGTGGTCGGCAGGCCGTTAAACCTGCTGGCGTTAGGCTTCCAGGAGAGCCCAACCATTCCTAGGGAGTCCGGTTCGCGGCCGGGCTCCCGGCGCTAGTCCCGAGTAGCTCAGCCGGATAGAGTGACCCGATTCGACTCCCGTGGATGTGACGTCCTGATGCGGTGGCAGACGGGAAGGACCCAGGTTCGATGCCTGGCCGGGGCACGACTGAAACGCATTTGCGGTGGGCGGCAGGTCGGACCGGACGATATGGAGCCGGACGCGTGGCAACCGTGGTATGGCCTTACCAGAAACGGCCCCCAGGTGTCGGGTGTAGTCGGTTGACCGGCAAGGCACCACTTGAGGTCCGGAGTGAAGCGGGACCAGGGGAGTCGGCCCACCAGAATCCGGCTGGCGGAGAGTGTGCCGGGCGCAACAACCAGGGCACTCTCCGTCGCACCAACCCACATCACATCCATGCACTGCACACAGAGAGGTGGCCCCCATGGCTGCCAGCAACAAGACCGCGACCACCCCGACCGCCGACGTCGAGGAGATGTTCGGAGCCCCGGCCGTCGGCACGTCGGACGACGACTTCGCCGACATGGACGACCTCCTGGGCCAGATCGAGGAGGACGACTCCGAGAGCTGGGTGCCGACCGAGCCGGGCGAGGCGATCGCCGGTGTCGTGCTGAAGGTCGCCGAGGTCCGGTCCGACTTCGCCAAGCCGGGCGAGGATCCGATGGTTCCGGCCGTCACGATCCAGACCTCGAACGGCGACAAGTACCGGGTGATCGGTTACGGGTCGGTGCTCAAGCGCGAGATGCTCGACGCCGACCCCAAGGTCGGGGACAAGATGGGCTTCAAGTACTTCGGGGAGAAGCCGGTCCGCAAGGGCCCCTACCAGGGCAAGCTGTACAAGCACTACGGTGTGATCGTCAAGCGCCAGGGCGCCTGATCCACCCTGTTCGACTCGGGCCGCTCGGTTGCGCATTGCGCCGGGCGGCCCGCCCCGTTGCACCTCCCCTCAGAGAGGCTTGACCCGTGACTGTCAACCTGCCGCACCCAAAGACCATGCCGAACGGCTCGATCCTCCTGCTGGGAATCAGCTACCCCGGGCGGGTGGAGGAGAAGGACAAGACCAGGGGACGTGAGATGCCCAAGGTCTTCACGTACGCCCTACTGAAGGCCGGGGGTGTCTGGTACACCAGCGGCTCCGGGAAGACGCCCCAGGGTGCCGGGTGGAGCGCCGTCGAGCGCTGGCTGGAGAGGGACAACCGGGTGCTGGAGTTTCTCT